CCGGCGCTTTGCCGTTGATCGTCAGGTTCCCAAGGCTGCCCGTGTCGCCGCGCGGGACGGTCAGCTCGATCACCGGTGCTTCCGCTGTACCGGTCTGCTTGACGCTGGCTGCCGTTCCCGGCTCACCAGTCTTGACCTGCACCGTGATCTGAGGGGTTGCGCCGGTGTCGCCTTTATCGCCCTTCGGCAGGCCGAGCGCGATATTGTAGTGCCCGCCCACCTCGGCCAGCTTTGCCGTCGGTGCAGCGCCCGCCGCAAGGCCAGTCGCTGTGATGGTCATGTCGTCGATCTTCGTTGCGGCTGCTGATGCTGCGGAAGCCGCGGCTTTGGCCGCATTTGCCGCGCTGTTGGCCGCTGATGCGTTCGTGCCAGCCGCGCTTGCTGCCTGTGCTGCGCTGGTCGCTGCGGAGCTTGCCGCCGATGCAGCTTGATTTGCAGCCTTTGCCGCCGCTTCGGTCGCTGCGATTTGGGCAAGCAGCTCGTCGAGAGACGGAATCGTTTGACTTGGGTCAATGATTGCGTCAGTCTGACTGCGCGTGACGTATCCGTTGCCCCAGAAAACCGCCTTTCGTTCGCTTCCGACAGTGACCTTGATGATAAGGTTAAACTGCCCGATAACCGCATAGCAGCTTTCCGATAGCGTCACTTTCGCAACGCTTCCGCTCGCTGTTCCATCAACGGGAACAGTGTAACCGTCGGCGCGTATGAAATAGCCGATAACACCCGCGCCGTCGATTTTTAGCGGCTCTTTGTTGCGATAAAGCGAAAGCTCGAAAGTATGCGCATTTTTGTCACCGGACGCGTAAAGCGTCCGAAGCGGAGTCATGAGGATATCAGCGTCAACGTCAATCTTGCGCGTAAATTCGCCCGAAATCATACTTTGTCACTCCTTTTTCATTCGGATTGTCAAAGTTCCGTCATCCATAATATGCGTAAGTTTTGAATATCCTTCATAAATAATTCTGCCTTCGGCAGAACCTTCGACGATAATCTTGTCACACTCTTCAAAAGATTTCGCGACTTCCGAAATTTTTTCTTTGCTCTCCATATTAATCCAAAGCTCCCCGCTGCTGATTGCAGACGACACCCATAAAATCGGCCACACTTTTCCATCATTGGTCTGGATTTTCACGCTCTTCCTCCTCTTTGATCTCTCTCTTCTCGATTTTTACCATGCCTTTAAGCGCTCTTACGGTTTTGAATAGCCATTGCATACGGTTTATGTCTTCTTCGCTGCTCACATGGATTCGGTTGAGCGTATCAAGCATTTCATCAAAAAGTTCTGTCAACATCATCAATACCCCAAAAAGTTGATTGTTTCAAAGTCACCCCAAACTCCACTGATTTCTTTGATCGTTATGGTTGTGTCCGAAGGACTCTTGCAGTACCGATTGGTTGTGCTGTAATGGACACCAGTGCATACGTCAATCGATTTCCACGATCCGTCATGCTCACCAATATGAACATATCCATTCGTGACGACCAATTTTTCCGTGTAAAGCGATGTCGCTTTTACACCACCTGTTTTTAAACCGTTTACCTCTGTAATCAGCGCGTCAAGATCAATCTTGTTTGCTTTCAGCGTGATTTTGCTGTTTGCGCCGTCGATGGCAATTTCAGCGGCAGAAATTCGGTTTCCCTGCTCATCTGTCACTTCCGCAACCTGCGTGATTTTGCTGTTTGCGCCGTCGATGGCAATTTCAGCGCTGCTTACTCTCTTACCGATGTCGTCAACAGTTGTTTTTTCGGCTTTGAGATCAACTTTGGCGTTCAGTCCATCGATGCTGACTTCCGCTGAGGAAATCCGCGTTCCCAGACCATCGACAACCGTTGCATCCGCCTTGAGGTTGATTGCGGCGTTTGCGCCGTCGATGGCGATTTCGGCGCTTGTCACGCGATTTCCGAGTTCCGTTACCGTTGCGGAGTCGGCTTTCATTGTGATCAATCCGCCCCCGGCCGCCGTCGCCTGAATTAACGCGTTGACATCCTCAAACTTATTGTGCCGTCCGACCATCATCGCAACCAAACCGCCGTTGTCAGATGATGCCTTAATCAACGCGTCAATCGTTTCAACGTCTGAAAACGCATTGCCAACGATGGATTTTTTTGTGGCGTAGATGTTGGCTTCATTGGCTTCGATTTTTACGCCAGCCTCTTTAACCCATGCTTCCGTTGCGCTCGTGAAGGAATCGGTCTTTTTGAGCATATCGAGCACGGATGTTTTCGACAGACCGGTGCCTTTGCCGCCGCCGATATACTTTTTTGTGCTGTTCTGCGACGAGCCGCCTGTAACGGTGTTGTCCAGTCGCACGAGGTCTTCCGCCGTGTCGCGGATGTTGCTTGCAAGCGTCAGCCTTACGCCGCGCGGGTCACCGTAAACGTCGGAGATGCTGCGCACGAGGATTCTCTCTTCCATCTTCACGCCGTAATCGGGGAGCGCAAGCCGGAAAAGCCGCCCGATTCGGAAGGAATCGAGACTTTCCTCGGTCGCGGTCGCCAAATCAACGCCGTTGATCTCAATGCTATTTCGCGGGTTTTTGTGGTCTTCCAAATATCGCGTGATGTAGCTTTGCAGGCTTTCGGCGGTCACGCCCTCTCCGGCGGTGATCGTCTTTGTGATAATTCCCCACGTGCCGACGGTCGGACCGTCGATGTAGTGCGGCTCTGGTAGACTCTTGCAGTAAATCCGTGTGCAGAACTCGTCATCGGACATCGAGACGCTGACGCTTTCAAGGTTTCGGCTCAGCCGTCCCTCACAGCTCGCGGAGGTCTCGACCGATACGACGTTCACCTTCCATGGAAAGCCGTGCGTGTCGTCAAATTCGAGCGCGTAACCGTCTTTCTCGTCGCCGACCACTTCCGTCATCGCCGACAGGATGTTGTTGCAGTCATACGCATATTCGATGCTTGCGCTTTTCGCGCACGTGCCGAGAACCCAGGGCTTTTGTCCGTTTACAAGCGTCGTCTGGCTTGCCAGCATCGCCGCCAGCACTTCGGCGCACGTGCCGCTGTACGTCCCCTCGCCGGGAATGATCGCATCGCCGAGAATCGCCGAGCTGTGCTCTAGGTCAACGTCGCTCGTGCTGACATAGCTCTCAGACGAGCTAGACACGCGATAGAAGCCCGCGCTGCCGTCGATGGTATAAAGCTCTACCCATGCACGGAAAGACGCTCCCTCGCCCGGAGGAAGCGTCATGGAAGCATCGTGCGGCGGCACAAGCCGCTCGTTAATGGACAGCGTAACGGGATGGAGGCGGCACACCTCGCGAAGCTGCGCGTCAAGCAGACGCGGAAGCCTTACGCTCATGTGTAATACCCCCTCACGCCGAATCTCGTCTTTGCTTCTCCATCCGTGGAGACGGATAGCTTGCCAAGCTTCCCGGCTTCAAGCCGCAGCTCGTCGCTTGATTCGGCTGTCCGCTTGCTCAGCACGCTTTCGCTTCCGATTCGCGCATAAAAAACGCCGTGCTCGTCCGTTCCGACTTCCAGCGCCGAGCCGGAAGGGAGCGAAAGCCCGGAGAAGTGCAGCGCGGTTTGTCCGGCTGTCAGGTTTACGGTCGTGATCGCGCCCGTTCCGGCGTTGGTCACACTTGCCCATACGCGGGAATCATCCGCAAAGCCTGGCGCAATCATTTGAGCTTCGCCGTTCCCGTCAACCGTCGCGTTTCGCGGGTATTCGCTTTCCCAGAAGGGGATCTCAAAAGCCGTAAACGTCGCCGTCAGACTGCTCGTCCAGCGCAGAGCTGAGAAGTTCGGCAGGGTCTCGCAGATGACGTGCAGCCGCCTTTCCGGTCGGTCGTTCGTCGTCAGAACGCCGCCGAGAATCGCCCACTCCGTCACTTTCTCCGCGATGAGGGCGCGGCGAACGGTGTTCTGCTCGTGGATTTCAAATTTTACTTCGACGCTCAGGCTGTTCGTCGTGCGCTTCGTGATTCGCTGCCCGTTTCTCCCTGCAAGCGGTGTCGTCACAAGATCGCGTACGGGCGAAACGGTGCTCACGTCAAGCACATAGATTGCCGGGTCGATGCTCGACAAATCAATGCCGTTCAGTCGGCAGGCGTATCTCGTCATCATACGTTTGCATACCTCATAGCTCTTGCGCCTTTTGCAATGTTTCGGCTCACGCGCTGTGTCACAAGATCGCCCACTCTATCCGCGCCCATGTACACGCCCACGCCGTCAAGCGCTTCGCGTACAGCGACGGCGACGGCTTGGCTGATGCTCTCCGCGCTGATACCGCCGACATTCCCGGCGCGGTAGGCCGTCGCGTCTGCGCGGTTCAGAACGGCTTCGCCTGCATGTAGGATTGCCGGGAAGTCATTATATGGAACATAGTCAAGGCCGGTTGCCTTGCGCGGAGTTCCCGTATTGTGCCAGTTATTTCCGTATGGATTATTAGGGTTGCTGTCTCTCTCTTCAGTGTCCAGTCCCAAAAAGGTCTGAACCTTTTCAATAGCCGTTCCGGCTTTGGAAATCACGTTGTCAAACCATCCAGAAATACTCTCAAGGATTCCGCTGATCGGATCAGAGAAGGTCGCGTTAAAGAAATTAGCTGCGTTAGTCAGCGCATCGTGCGCCCAGTCATAAACAGATTTAAAAGCGTCAGCCACGCTTTGGACGATATCCTTAAGGCTAACGTCAAACTGCGCCTTGAAAAAATCGTCAACTGCCGTCAGTGCGTTGCTTGCCATGGTTTGAATGGATTCAAACCATCCGGCAATCCCGGACACGATATTTGTCAGCGCGTCGGCAACCTCAGTTCCGAAGAAGTTCTTTACCGCTTCCAGCGCTTTTCCAGCCCATTCTTTAATATCTTTCCAGTGAGTGACAATCGCTCCAACCGCCAAGCCGACAAGGACAAGAGGCGATTTCATGGCAATCCACGCGGTAACAATGCCGCCAAGAACAGTCCCCGCCGTTTGAAAAAGAGGATCATCAACAAAGGTGCTGAAATCTTTAAGAAATTCCTCTACGTTTTCGGCTGTCTCCTTGTCAAATCCGTTGAAAAGCAGCGCCAAGAAGTCCTCAACGCCCGTGAAGATCATGCCTGCAATGTTGCCAAACGAGCTGGCAATATCAAAGAGCGCCTGCGCGGTGTCGCTCGGCTTTTCTTCGCCGCTACTCCACGCCAGAATCTTGTCCAATAGATCAATAACGCCGTCAAAGACCCAGCCCGTCGCGTCTGCCAGACTTGCCGCCAGCATGCCGGCGCGCATTTGAATTGTTTCGTCGGTGAGAAAATCCGTCGCTTTTTCGATTACCGGAATTAGATTTGTTCTGAAGCTCTCACCAATCTTGGGCATGATTCCGTCTGTTCCGTATAGTGCGGAGCTGAGATTGCCGATTACGGTTTCCCATCCGTGACCTTCTCTTGCCGCTTGCCCGATAACGCCAGAGGCGGTATACATCTCGTCAACGACGTTAAGAAGGAGATTTTGCTTCTGTGCCTCTGTGAGTTCAGACCATTTCTTCCCGTATACTTCAAGCGCTTTCGATGCGCGGGTAGATTCGGAGATTTGGAGACCGATTGAATCGCCAGCCTCTACATTTCCACGCAGAAACGATCTCAGCCTTACATCTGCGTCTTCAACGCTTATGTTATACGCGGCTGCACTGTCAGCAGCGAGGCGGACATATTTATCCATCATGGATATAGCTTCCGCTGCGTCCACGCCCGCGCTCCTAAACTGCATGAAGGATGACGTTCCAACGCCTTTAAGTCTTCCGGCTAGAATGTTTGTGTCCTTGCTGATCGTGTCAAGAGCGCCATTTGCAGCAGATTCCAGCTCACCGAACGTTTGACTGGCAAGAGAATCAAGGGCTTCCTTGTCTGCGGAGGACACAATCGCCTTTTTCACGATGTCAAAAATCTTGGAAAACGCGCTTTTAATTCCGTCGGCCAGCAGCTTGGCCTTCGCAAGCGTCCACGCGCTCAGGCTCTCCATCTTCGATTTTCCGTTGCTTTCGACTGCGGAAAACATGCGTTCCCACAACGTCTTATTTCTTTCCGTTGTCGTCTTCGTCGTGCTTTCCGTTCCCTTGGTCGCATTCTTGATGCCTTCTCCCGCTTCCTTGGCCGCGTTCTTTACGGATTCGGACGAGCGCCCGATACTCTGCGCGGCAGCTTGCGCATCGTTTTTAGCTTTGCGGATGCCCTGCTCGTATTCCTTTGAATCAAGGCCGATCTTGGCTACAAGCGTAAACAAATCCATGCTTTACCCCTCCCCTCTTGCTTTTTTTCTTCTCTCGTGCTCGGCGATCAGATCGTCAATAATCTCCTGGCCCGTTCGGTTATCCTGCTCCACCAGCCCGACAAACTCCTCATAGCTCACGGGTTCGCTCCCCATCGCCTGACAGATGGCGGAAAGCATCTTCGCGCTGTACACGTTGCCCAGCCACTTTTGGCGGTCATCTGCCAAAAGGTCGGAGAGTGCCGCGATTGTCGGCGGTGCTCCGTGCCTGTAAATCGCCGCCGTTACAGCTTTCCGACCGTATGCACGGACGATGTAAAAAAATCCATCAGGTCGGGGTCTGTGAGTGCGTTTTTTAGCTCCTTGATGGTCTGCATGCCCTTCTGACTGCGGATTTCCTCAACGGTTTTGTCGTTGATTGCCGCAAGAATCGCGAACGTGTCCTCCCTGTGGTCACCCAGCAGCAGCGGAACGAACTTGCCGATCATCATAGAAGTCTGCTGGATGTTGTTCATGCCGCTTTTGCTCAAATCGGCGATTTTCTGAAAGGTCTCCGTCGTCTTCTTGTCAAAGCCGATCCTCTCAAGCGGTTCTGCGATTTTGCAAAGACAGACAGACAGCTCTTCGCCGTTCATTTCTGAAAGTTTCATCTCATCACCTCAAAAAAGAAAAGCGCCGAAGGCAAAGCCCCCGGCGTATTGTTACTGCGCCGCTTCGTCGAAGAAGTAGATCGCGCAAGGCGCGTATTCGTTATTCTCCACGGTGTCCTGATAAGCGTGGAACTCGACCGGGAGCGTACCCTCACCCTTATCGCTGAAAGTCAGTGTCACGCCCGTGTTGTTCAGTGCATTGTCAAGCACAATGGCGACAAGCCCCTTGGACGTGTTGCCGAACCAGACGAGGTTCTGAATATAGTCGCCGTCTTCGATGTTGGTTCGCAGCTTGATCGTGGTCTTTTTTCCGACTGTGAAGGCTTTGTCCTCGGTCTTCTCAGCCGTGCCGAGTGCAAGCACGAAGTTATCCGGCGTGATCTCCATAAGCGTCGCGGTCAGCTTGATATCCCAAGTATCAATGACCGTACTGCCTTTGAACTCATACCGCTTTCCGTCCGCCTCGATGCTGCGCATGGTTGGCGTTGCGGTAAACGTGCCGCCGCCTCGCGTCGCGCCCAGCGCCTTTGTGCCGTCCTTAATGGCGCCAAAAAGGGCTTCTTCGAGCGCGCTGTATTCGGTGTAGGTGCTCAGGTCAAAATTTTTGAGAAAAGCGCCCGCGTTGAGCTGCAACCGCTCAAACGTCTGCGGTCTGACAGCCGTAACAGGTTTGCCCATTTATATCACCTCGATTGATACGAATTGATTTGAAAATTGAGATACGCGACTTTGATTTCCGGGTTTGCGATGGGTTGATACTGCACCAGCGGGTCAGCGGGACGAATGGCGACATAGCCGTTCGCCGTCGGAAGCATGAGCAGCTCGCCCACTGCCCTTGTGATCTCGTCAACCTTAGCGCATATGCCCTTGTAGCTTTCCGACCGATACCACACACGCGCCTGATGACTTGCAGCGTTTCGCCAGTCCGGCTCAATGACGGTGTAGGTGATATATGGGAGTTTCGCGTTCTCCGGCACGTTGCTTTCCGGGTATGCGTCAATGCCGAACCCGGAATAAAAGCTGTATAGCGCCTTTGCCGTCTCGGTCATGTCGGAAGCTCCCACCTCTCAGCCGTCACTTGTTCAAAGTCAAACGTCGCCGCGTCAGGCGGTCTGCTGTCGGTGTAGTCGCTTGTCACGCGGAATATTGCTCCGTCAGAGACGCGGCGGAAAACCTCGTGATACTCAAGCGCAACGCCTCGCGCCGTCGTGATGGTGTAGACGCTGGAAACGCCCTGCTTCTCGGCGACACGCGCTTGCAGGCTCTGATCTTTGACAATCGCCGCGTCGAACTCGTCGCCGTTCGCCCAGCTCGTTTCAAAGCCGCCTAGCCCGTCAGGGACGCGCTTTTTTTCCAGCATCACGCACGGCTGAGAAAATCTCTCGATTAGCTCTGCGTTAGTCATCGCTTATTCTCCGATAAGGGGCAAGGCGGGAGGCAAAAGCCCCCTGCCAGCCCATAGGCGCACCAGTCGTGCCGGATGCGCGGGAGTAACTGTAGCCGCCGAAACTCTCGGAAACCTTATCGGTCACCGGGTTCTTCTCCGTGTACGCGGCGATTTCTGCCACAAGCTCTTTGACGCTTTTCGGGATCGCCAGCGCCCAGATTTCGCCGTTGAAGGTCTCATCTGCCAGCGTCTCGCCGCTCTGATAGACGTGCAGTCCGTCGGAAAACACGCTGCCCCTGATACGGTAATACTGCCCCGGTTTCAGAAAGTCAACGTCAGGGATGCCGGAAGCGATGGTGAACGTCCCAGCGTCGCACCTGACGGGAAACCAGTTATGCAGATACGTCAAAACCGCTTCAAGCATTGGTTTGCTCCGTTTCTGCGGCTTTGATCGCCGCCGCGATATCCGCCTTGTTCATCGAGCTGCCGACACCCTCGACGCCCTTCTCGGCGGCATACGCCAGCAATTCAGCCTTTGTCATGCCGCCAAGATTGGCGCTTCGAAGCGTAGGCGTTTCGGACAGCTCCGTTATTCCCCCGTCACAGACGCGATATACAGGCTGTTCGGATTGTAAAGCATCGGCATAAAGAGCGCGCTTGCCTTTGTCCACAGAACAGCCGGATCTTTCTCCATCCACTGCGAAACGTAGACATACGGGCTTACACCGCTCGCTCCGACCTGCATAAACGCACCCGCGTCAGTCTCCGGCGGGTCGCCCCACAGACCTTCGCCCAGACGACCAGCAGGATTTGCCGCGAAGAGTGTGATCTTATCTTTCGGGTAGTAGCGCTTCGTCGTTCTGTTCGGGCGGCCATTCGCGCCGGCGCCATTTTCGACCGCATAGGTCAAATCGTTTGCGATAACGCGCTGAATGCCAAACTCCTCATTGAGATAGGCGTTGAAAGCGTCCGCGCGGACAAGCGCGCCAGCGCCAACGTTGCCGTTCACAGCCTTCTGAATCGCCGCATTGCTGCGCATTTTGGTGATGTTCGCCTTGCTGGTGTAAATACCAGTCAGCGTCACGCCATTGTCGGTCGCCTCATCGATCAGCGCTTGCAGCAGCTTCGGCACGTTAGCGCTCTCGGACAGATCAAGCGTCTTGGAGGTCTGCCCGGACGGAACGCCGTAATCAACGGTCAGGTCGAGGTTATTCTCCTTGATCGTCACCTTGCCCGTTGCCAGCAGCTCGTTCTTGGCAACCTTCGTGCGCGTCACGACCTGCTCCGACAGGTTGATGCCATCGCGGATGACATAATCGTACATGTCATTCTGCTGCACACCGCTTCGCAGAAGAGCGCGCATGCGCTCGGACTGATTGATTTTGACCTTAATCAGACCCTTTTCGATGTTGTGCGTATCGACCGGAACGCGGAAGGTCGTTCGCGCTTCGGTATCAAAGCCGTGGAACTGCGCCATGACGGGGATCTGATACTGCGCCGCGATGCTCTGCCAGTAGGCTACCAGATTCGCGGTTCGCGTGTCGCCGAACAGGCCGTCAATCGGGTCGTTCGGGCGGGTAACCTGGAACGGGATGTTCAGCCAGTCTTTCTGCGGGATAAAGCCCATGATGTTGTTTTCAAACATTTCAGCCATTTTTCTTCACCTCTTTCAGTACGGGCGCGTGATCGCCGGGGAAGTGGCAACAAAGGTGATGCCTTTCAGCGCTGTCTTTGCAGCCGTATCAACCGCCGGAGAAATCTTGTCCTCATAGACAGCTCCGCGCGTAACGATAGACCCCGGCATGTCGCCGCTGGACACGTCCACATCCTCATACAGGATGCCGACCGCCGTTGTGTCATTCGCTGGGATGACAGACCCCGCCGGAACATACTTGCCGCCGTTTGTGGCGGTTTTGACGTTCTCGTGGTCTGCCTTGACCGTGCAAGTCTCCCGCGTTACGTCTTCAGCATGAACCAGAAAATAACCAGGCGCGTAAACCGCGCCGTTTTCAGCTTTGATAAAGCTCATTTTTTCGCTCCTTCTGCCGCGCCATAAATCGCGGCGTAATAGTCCTTGGCAACCTGCGCCGCACGACTGGATGCCCCGCTGCCGCCGTTGTTGTCGGGCGGATTATCCACATTCGCGCCGTGTGTATTGGTGTTTGGGATAAAGTCCGCATAGTCGGTCTGGATGCCCTTCTTCACGCCGTCAGCATCTTCCAGCTTGCCATCCTTGATCTTCACAGTGGAAAGATCAGTCAGGCGCACAATGCTGTCAGCTCGCTTCCCTGTGATGCCCAGCGCCGTCAGCTGCTCCCGGTACAGTCGCTCGGCCAGTGCCGCCGATTCTTTGGCGTTCTGATCGTTCTTGTACTTCTCGAAAGCCGCGTGCTCGCTGTCATACTTGCTTTTGTAGTCCTCTCCGCCGCCCTTGGCTTTCAGGTCGTCCAACTCCCTCTGAACGCCTTCCAGCTTCTCAGCGTCGGTTTTGTATCCCGCCATCTGGCTTTTCAGCCCGTCAACGGTTTCCGTGTGCGCCTCAACCACGCTGTCAACCTGTTCTTCGGTCAGACCAAGCGCCTTGAGGAATTTTCTGGTGAATGCCATGTTTACGCTCCTTTACTTCGGGGGCTATTCTTCGCCCTTCGCTTTATATATGCAAACGGCGGTACTTTTCCGTTTTTGCCAAAAGAAAAACCGCTGCTCTCAGCGGTGCTTGTCAATTTCTCTGTTCGCCTTTGCCCTGATTTTCTCGATCTTCCGCGCCAGTGCGCGTTGACCTTGCCTTGTGCCGGACGCGGTTTCTCGCGCCTGCTTGATCTCTTTTTGCGCTCTCCGACGGATTTTCTCGCGCCTGAACCACTTGATAAGTCCCATTTTAACCTCCTGACAGCTCGTCTCGCATGATTTCCTTATACTCTTCTCGGTGATCTTCAATCGCGGGTCTGATATACGGTCTGGGTCTGACGTAGGATTTACCAACGCCGCTTCCTCGCGTCGTTGCGAACTGCTCCCATTCAGGCGGTGCTTCGAAATGCGGTCCAGTGCCCAGCTCGACATATGGGGCATATTCGACGTTGCTTCCCACGCTTACCGCATCATCGTCAACCCTGTGCGTGATGCTGTTTCTTAACGTTCCGCCGATGTACCCTTTCTTTCCCGTGCTTTCAACCGTTCCGACGGGGCACTTGTCTTTCGCGTATCGCTCGGCTTGTTGGCCGATGGTCTCAAGCGCCCGCGCCTTTGCGCGTTCCAGCTCTGCCAGAAACGCCGCGCTGTTGTCGATCAGGTTTCCCGCCATTGTGCGTCTCCTTCCATCCTGCCCACTCCGCGTAGGTCTTGAACGGTATCGTGTCGCGGGTGATGTTGTCGAGCCGCGTCTCATTTCGCGGCGGGTACTTGGGATTATACGACACGAGCGTACACCGGCAGTTGTACACGTTCGCGGGTCTTGCGTTTGGGTCGCCCGGACACATGATCTCGCCCAGCTCGCTTTGAAACGGTTTGTCCACGTCCACACGCTGCCCGTCAAGCATGGCGTGAGAATGGCGCGTGTGGTTGTCCAGCGTCGCCCGCCACTCCTTTTGCAGCTTGATACCCAGCTTTGCCGCCTGATGATAGCTTTCGATGCGTCCCGCGTTCTGCGCGTAGGTCATCGCAGTTCTCGCGTGTCGCCTTGCGCTGACCTCGTTCGCCGTCGTCACGCGCTGCAATCGCTTCACAACCGTCTCAAGCGGTTCGCCCTGGATGATGCCCTGCGTGATCTGCTGCGTGATTTGCGTATGATTCCAGCGCTTGTCCACTGGTATATCCACCTTTGACGGCGGCAGAAGGTCGGGCTGGTCGCGTATAAGCTGCTTGACGGTCGATGCGTCGTACAGCTCGAAGCCCATGTTTATCCGTGCGCCCTTTTCAAGCATGTAGCTCGACCAGTTGGCATTATAAGCAAACGCTTCCGGGGTCGTGTCGTTGATGATCTGCATAGCAAGCTCGTTGCTGTGCGTCAGCGTCTCCGTCAGATTGGCAAGCATCTGCCGCCAGCGCTTTCCCTGAAACACTTGCCCCGCCAGCCAATCTCGGTACGTCTCTTGCGTGATCTCTCCCGCTTCGAGCTGCGCACGATATTTTTTATCATCCCTGCGGAATTTCGCGATGAACTTGTCAAGTTTTCGCTGGATATCCGCCGCCGCGTCAGTGTACACGTCGCGGATGCGCCGCTCTAACTCTTCGATTTGCTTGTCAGTCCACCGAACCGCCTGATCTGTCACTCGTCATCACCAGCATTTTCTTCATCTCCACGCACAAACCGCCTTTCCGTTTCCTCGTCCAGCCGCGCCATGATCTCCGGCACTTTGTCGATGTAGATGTTCGGCAGATTCTCAAGGATCGTCTGTCTATCAAGATACGGCGCTTCAAGCATCAGCATTTGAACCTGTTCGAGCTGGTTGCTGATGCGGTTTCGCTTGAAAACAGGAACATCATCAATGCCGATCAGTCCCAGAATCGACCGAATGCAGGATTCGAGCTGATTTTCAAAGTCATCCGCGTTCTCGTCAAGCGGTTGATACGCGGAGTTAATTGCCGTTGCAGTCTGGTTAGACGCGGAAATCGCTTTGGTGTCAAACCCACCGAAATCCTCGTAGATATCCTGCCTGATCGTCTGCAAATACGCCGTCCGCGCGGCATACGGTATGTCTTGCGTATACGGTTTGATGCCACCGCCATCACTCGTATCTGCGACTGCGATATGCTGCAACAGGATTTGGTCTCGGAATTTCTGCAAATCCTTGTCGTCCATGCCGCCGTAGTTTTCAAGAATCCAGTAGATTTGCGCGCAGTCCTGCAAATCGTTTGCAAATCCAGATCGAATCAGATCATAGCTGTCAATGCTCTGCTGCAAACCGACAAGCGTCGACTGATGCAATCGGCTTCCCCACAGCGGGACAATCGGCAGGCGGCTGTAATTTTCCTCGGCGATAACCTCAGGCTCTGCATCGGCAGGCGCTTTCGAGACGGTCTGCTTGTACGCACGCAGATCTCCATCTTTCTCAAATCGCGCATACCCAGATTTTGATTTAAACCGCCTGTAACCGTCTTCGGTGTACAGTACGGCAATCGTCGGCTTAGTGCCGTCAATGCGCCAGTATCGCAGACCAGCGCGCAGCGTGCCGTCATTCTCGTCCCACAACGGCACAAACTCAGTCAGTGGGAAGACATGGATGTGATCAAAGTTGAAAAACACAAAACTGACACCGTGAATCAGCGCCAGATATCCAGCTCTGTATAACTCAGTATCAAACGTCTTGCCCAGCTTTGCTTTAGTCCCGCCGTCCTGCTTCGCTTTTCCGTCGGTGTCTTTGTCGCTTGCAAAGGTCACGCCGTTGCCCAGCGAGTAGGCGCAGCGCTGTGTATTCAACCTCCGGAAGAAATTCGACGCGATCTTGTTGTTTGACGCAACATAGTTTCGCACCGATACCCCAGCAGATGAATAGATTTTCTTCACATATTCATTTATGGTTTTGTTTCTCTGATGGTCGTACAGGTTAGCTGTCCGCGCCATTTCAACCGCTTCGTTTTGATCGTGCTCCGCAATCATCTGCGAGATGAAATCTGGAATTTTATCCTCGTCTGTCGGGAAATCCTGCCACGTCAGCAACGCCATCACCTCCCCTGTTTAAAAAAATGGGCTTTTATACTCTTCTTTTGGCTTGACAAGCCGCATGGTGCGCACTCCATAGCGCAGCGCGTCCATCAAGTGATCGTTGACCTTTATCGGCTTGTCGTCCGCCTTGTCGTCCCAAACATAGCCGTCAAACTCCTTGCGCAGCTCCGGCAGATTGTCGAAAATCCGCACGTCGCCGCGCTGCATGCAAACCGCGACGTCACGGATGCCGTCCAGCACGTCGTTGTCTGCCTTGCGTACACGAAAGGCAAGCCGTGAGCGCCTGAGCGCCGCGATGAACGATGCGGCCGAAGGGTCAATGATCGTCATCACGCCGCGCTGCTGGTCTTCAGGCAGGCTCTCGCTGACGAACCGCTCCATGTCGCGCACATAGTCCTCATCGGTCTTTTGCACCTGCGTGTCACGTCCTGAATAACGATATTCCCGGAAAATATGCCAAACGCCCTCGCTTTTGCCCCATAGCAGAGCAGCGAAGGCGTTTTGTGTGCCGTAGTCGATGGAAATAAAAACATCACGCCAGCGCGGCGGCGTGAATGGTGTTTCGAGCGCCGAGGAATAGCCGGGGTAGATCATGCCCTCGGCAAGCGACCACTCGCCCAGAATATAGCGCTTATAGTACACCGACCCGGCGTATTCGCGTTTCAGGTTTTCAATAAACTCAGGCGGCAAGAATGGGTTATCATCTATCGTGTAGGTTTGGCTGAATATGTCCGCGTCGCTGTCCAAAAACGCCTTTAACCAATGACTGGGATATTGCGGGTTAAACGTGCCGTCAAAGCAGGAATACGCCTTGTCCAGACGGCTTTTCAGCAGCTCAAAAACTTCGATGCTCCAATCCGCAACCTCATCGCCGTAACAATACTTGATTGATGCGCCACGGATTTTTGAAACTTGCGTGATTTTCTCCGCGCCGAGTGCGTAACAACGTTCGCCAAAAAGCCAGATGCGATTATCACTAGATATTGTGCCGACAAGCTCATCGCCATAGATATTCCGCATAGGTTCAAGCACGTTTCTTTCAATCGTGCTTTTGGTAACGCCGAGAATAACCGTCAAGCCCTCTTTCCCGATGCGCTCCCTTATCCGTATCGGAATGACCCATCTGAAATCCAGATATGTCTTTCCGCTTCGCGTTGCTCCGCCCTTGAAGTTCCATCTATGATGCGCCTCGCGTACAAACTCCGTCTGTTTATCGCTTAACAGCATCCTGAAACTCCTTTAACAGCGAATCCAACTTCTCTACCGCTTTGTTGTCCTCGTTCTTTACGTTATCAGCCTGTCCCAGCATATTTTTTCCCAGCCAAATCAGCATCTGCACATTTCCGCTTTTTGCCTGTAAAAATTGCCAGTGGCGCAAGCTGAGTTTTGATTCCTGTACGCCCCACCGATACGCTTCCATCGCCTTCTTGTTGGCGCGAAAGGTCGAATCTGCACATCCGACGGCGTGCGCAAGTTCTTCAATCGTCGCCCCCTCGGCGGCAAGCTCCTTGATTGTATCTAAACGCTCCTCGGTAAACTCAAAGCGTGGTCTTCCACCGGGCAAGCGCCCACCTCCTTCTTGTGTTAGTGGGCGCTCGCCCATAATTTAGGTGCTGCTCGAACGTGCGCTTCGTGCCGCAGATGCCCTGCGCTCGAAAGTTCCATATCTGCTGCTTCGCGTCATTCTTCCAGTTCGATTGATCGCCCTAGACATACTACGCATTTTCTCACCTCCTTTCAGGTGCTGGACGCTCTAGCAGAACGTTTGCTGCTAGCAATCCGCAAAATTCCAGACTTTCTCTGACCGCCGAATCGACTTTTGTTATTGCTTATCGCTACATATCCGATTGGAGCATCTGCCCTTTTGTCAATACGCCATCCACTTGGCAGTTTATTGTAGCGTTTACGCGGATCGTTGTTTTTTCTCCCCGCATTTCCTGCCCTTGTCGGAATCATCTATAGCCACCTCCCTTCCGCTACAAAAAAAGAGCCGCATGCGCAGCTCTTTCGTGGAGTTTATCAGATATCCATAGCCCGCGCCGAAAACTCTTTGTCCGGCGCTTTAATCTTTGCAAACTTCAAATCCGGTGTCCTGACCGGGCGCTTCACCGCCCGCGCCATCTCTCGCCCGTCGATGTACTTCAAGTCGGTTTCCATGCCGACACTCTGTAAAAACTCTTCCTTTTGTGCTCTGCTCTTAAAGCACAAGCAGACCCAATACTCAGTGTCGCACATGTCGCGGAAGCGGTCATTCTCCGCCTTCATGCGCTCGCGGAATCCTTTTTCAACCTCGCCCATTTCTTCAAGGCATTCAGCTTCGACAGTTTCAAGGCTATCCGCCTGTTCCTGCTCCTCCGGTTCGGGCGCGGAAGGTTCTTTTTTGTCCCAATAGCCCATTACATTTCCCTCCTCATAATTTCCAGTTCGGCAAGCGGAAACCATGTAATGATTTTTTCGTAATCTTCCGGGTAATGCTCCTTGATCGGGGCAAGGAATCGGTAATCAATACCGTCAAACGTCCTGCCGAACAGCTTATAGTCAGGCGGAAGTTTCACGCCAGCCGAATCTATTTCCCGCAAAAGGTCAGCTTTTGTCCAATCATAGACCGGGTAAAAGCACTTCCGATTGTGATTGATGCAGCCGTGCGTTTTCAGGCCGACGCGGCGCATAGGGGAATCCGCCATACGAACGCCCGTTCCGGTGTACGCGCCGTCCGGAAGCCCGGCGGTCTGACGGACGATCTCACCAATCATCGCGTCGTCGTATTCTTCGCCGGGTATGTCCAGCGCTTCGATTTTTGTCACATGATCTGGTGGCTGGAACACAAGCCCTCGCATCCAGCGGTAAAGGCTTCGGTGCGGCAGCCTATAGATATGCGTCCCGAAAAAATCCTCATAGTACGCAAGACTTCTTTCCACAAAACCAAGATTCGGGACACTATAACAGTAGTACGGTACGATGTGCTTAAAGTATCGGCGCATTTGCAGCCACGCCGCGATGCTGTCCTTGCCGGTGGAGAAAGCAATGATCGCTGTGTCGCACTCCTGCGCCATCCGCTCGCAAAGCTCGGCGCTGTTGGTGTACTCAATCCTTTCATACATTGCTTTCATCCTCCTTCCTCATGCGCTCGCGCATGGCTACTTTGAGATAGCCGCTTATGGTCTCCTGTTTCGCATCCGCATGATTTTTCAGCCTTTCATACTCTTCCTTCTGCATTTCCAGCGCTACGCGGCGGATATGGCGCTCTTTATAGCGCCGGGTTGCCGCAATCTGGCTTTCATTCGGCATCCCATCACCTCCGCCATCATTATAGCACTTTTTTATATATGTGTCAACATATATTTTTTCGCCGCAGTTTTTTGCCCTGAATCAGCATAAGCAACGCCGCTCCCACTCTGCGTCCCTGTTGCGTTGCGTCCCGATCTGCGCCGGAGGTAAAGCACAAATCACCCCAAAACAAAAGCCGTGACGTTCGCCGCGGCTTTGCTGCTGATTATTAGCCAGCGTCCTGCGCTTTGCGCTCTTCGCTGATTTTAATGTTATCACACGGTCGCACTCTATGTGTAGCTCCGATTGCTCTATAAGTCTACTGCAAGTCGCCTATAATCTCCCTCTTGTACGCCCAGCCTGTGCTTTCGGCCAGCCCTTGACGCGCCGTCGCCTCGGTGACGGACAGCCCCTCGATAAAATACGCCTTGCAAAACTCTCGCACTCGGCTGACCTTCTCAAGTGTTTCGATTTGCAGCACAATCTTGTCGATCACCTCAAGCGCCGCTGAAATTGCCGTAAGATAGGCCATGCTCGCGGCTTGCAGTGCCTCGAAAGCCTTGTCACGCCGTATGACATAGGCTTCAAGCCCTGCACTGCTGGACGAGCCGGACGGCATGCCCGTGAGCTTTTGTGCCGTCAGATAGGCGGCCTTTTCTTCCTCGTAGGCTTCCTCCGTCCTCATATACGCCTTGCGCTTTTTCCTCGTGTCAAGCAGCGTGCGCTTGTCCGCTTCTGTCAACTGCATTATTAACCTCCTTTTTGCACCTTTCGCTGAAACTCCAACCAGCGCTCGTGACTGCGCTTTTTGCTCGTTCCCTCCAGGCAAGCCGTGTAGCGGTTTTCCAGCGCCATCTTCCGTCCCTCGGCATACGCCTTGTATCTCTCGCATCCCGCGTGACAGCCCACCTCGCGGCTCGCGCAGTCGCGGCATGGCGCGTCATTCATGGCTTCCTTGTCTCCTTTTCCCACACATCAATAAAATCTTTTGCGCACTTGTCTGTAAAACTTACACCGCGCAACTTTGCACCACAATATACGCACGTTCCATATATAAACCACTTTCCATCTTCATGGAGCCATGCGTCAAATTCAAGCCTCGTATGTCGGCATAACTTCTGCCGAATTTTAGTCATCAGCTTTCCCACGGCGTTTCCTCCATTTCCCGCTTATCTCCACCTCATCGAACATTTGCGCTTTACGCAGTCCTCTAAAATCCGCTTGAAATCCTTGAAGCCGGAGTTGGGTCTTGCCGCATAGCCGTATGCAAGCTCATCGTCGTAATCGCCGATGATTTTCAGCAGCTTCCGGCATGTCCTCCATGTGACGTAACCATCACAATCCGATTGCAAGCAAAAAACTATAACGTGCGGTGAGACTTTTCCTGACCGAATCAAGCGTTCGGTTTCAAGGTCAAACGTCAGGAAATCCGAAAACATCAGATCATCCAGCTTTGTGTAATGGTTAAAAAAACGGCTCTCCCGCCAGTTCGGCAATCTTATGCCGAAGACGATTAAATCCGATGTAGCCTAAATCCATGCTCCTTTTTGTGTATTCGCATACAAGTGTTACGCCCATGGTGTTCCCTCCATTTCTTCCTTCGTCGGCTTGCGCAGCCAGCAGCGCCATTCTTCTCCATAGGTTGGTTCAAAAAAATGGCCATTCACGAAACAATTTACCGTTGCCGCGCTGCCGAAAGCATGTTTCGGAAGGTCAATCACCATCCAGCGATTTACGTCGCTATAATCCTTGCTTTCATACCACAACGGCGCAGCATCCGCGCCGCCTTCGCAATATGCTTTCAGCTCTTCCATCGTCAGCACGCAGTTTTTCGGCTCGGCGCGGTACAAGGCGACTTCAAGCGTTGCTTTCTTGATTTCGCTTGTTGCACAGGAAATGGGAAATTTAAATCGCGGCGATGTGCTTTTGCACGACACACATTGATACCATGCCGAAAAGAACTTCTGCTCCTGCTCGGTTGTATGCGGAAGAACGTGGATTTTCATCCTGTCTCCGCAATACGGGCATTTAGGCGTGTTATTCATGAATTGATCTCCTCTTGTTATTTTTCACCATTCAACAATTCGGTCATATTCACAATCGGCGTTGCGCTGCCTCCGCTGATAATCGGCAACTGACCGTTCCACTTTTTAATGTACTCTTTCTGGATTACTTTGTCCGTAATGTTCTTCGATTCTACTTCAAGGCGATAACTTTCTGCGTCAGCTTGAATCCTAACTGCTTCCGCATCTGCCTCAGCCGCGATCTTCTTTTTTTCTGCATCAGCCTGCGCCTTAATTTTTTCACGTTCTGCTTCGGCCTCGGCAATGATGGTCTGCTGCTCCTGTTCGGTCTGCGTTTGCAGTTTCTTCTGTGTGGCAACCTGTTTAGCTTCCACTGCGTCGGTAAAGGCATCAGAAAAATCAATATCCGTAATGGCGACATCTTTGATTTTTACATCATAGATTTCCATTTTTGAATAAATAGTTTCATAAACTTCGCTAGAAATGATTCCTCGTTCAGAAATCAATTCTTCTGCCGTATATTTTGAGAAAACAGCTTTCACCGCATCCAGGATGCACGGCTCCATGATTTTACTGCCGTAATCTTCGCCAACCTGTGAATAAATACGTCTAGCTCCATCTTCTGACAGTTTATAATTGCAGGTCATTTTGATATCAACCTGCTGAATATCTTTGCTGAATGCCGAACAAACGACCTCGTATTTCTGCCAGCGGCAATCCATTTTGACTACCGATTTCCACGGAGGAATGAGGTAGAAGCCGGGTGTCAAAACATCAGCTTCAGCCTTACCCCAATTTAAGACAATACCGACATATCCTTCTTTAATTGTCGTTGCAGACGCGGAATCCGCGTAGAAAAAAGCGATAACAACTGCGACAATCAAAACAAAAATAATAGTGCAAACCTTTTTCATAATTTTCCTCCTGACTTTTACTTTCTATAATTATTCCTTATCGGTTTTTACGCGGCTCTCAAGCTGTTCGATGTAGGCGAGCGCATCCCCGCACACATTTATAATACACGGTTCAGAATGGCCGTCATTATAAGGGCAATCCGTATGTTGCCCGTGGCACTCATCCACCCCGCAAGCATACAGCCCTTTCTTGATCTCATCAGGCGTTTTCATTTTTTTCGTTCTCCTTTTTTTGATATCTTCAAAAATTTTCTTGTCGATACCGAGACGGTACCTTCCTATCCCACATGCCTTGCACGTACCGAATAGGTAATACCGGCTTTCATCCTCATTCCATTCTGTAATTTCAAAACTCTTGTGACTGATTTCTAGGCGGTCAGCGTATGTGGCAAACTCGTCGAAGGTCAGCACCCGGTTTTCCGTCTCGACGCGGCGCATCACAGATGCACGAGCTTTCGCCTCAATCTGGCTGTCCGTGCTATCTGCGGGAATCTCAAGTTGCGGAGAGGTGCTATCCCCGCAATATGGGCATTTAGGCGTTTCGCTCATCGCTTTTCGCCTCTCTTTCCGCTTCAAACGCTTCAATGCAGGCGAAAACGTCAAGCATCAGCATTGTTCTACAACACACGTCCACGTAATATGGGCAATCCTTGCAGCACTCACTTAACTTGCTCGATCTCCGCCAGAAACTCCGCCCACATTGGCGCGTCAATCTCCGAATCTCCCAGGCTGTCAGCCTCGGCGATATCCCGCGCCATCACATACAGCGTCTTATCGTCCAGCACTGGCAAGACCGGCTTGATAAAGCCCATCACAGTCCACGGTGCGTAGGTGCGCCGCCCCCAGACAGTAGCGCACCGCGCAGTTGCAGACAAATCCAAAGTCCTCTGTGTTGGTGATCTTAATCATGGGTTTCCTCCACTGCATTTTGGAATTTGGCATAATTCTCAGCCCGTTCTTTGCTTAAAAAGATCGGGCGGTAAGGACGATTCTTCGAAATCGTTTCATTGTCAAGCGCATCTCGGAAATCGCTTGCATAGTAGGTATCTTCGGATTCTCCTTCCCGATAAATGTACATAGTATTAACTTCTTCTTTCCCATAATGATTATAAATTTTGATTCTGTAGATCGGAATTTCACGCAGAAAATAACGTTCTACTTTGCGAGCACAAGAACAAGGTTCCGTAAGTTCTTTCCCGGACGGTGATTTAAAATGTATTTTCCTTTCGTTATCGCACTTGTCACATTTAACGCGCGCATATTCGTATTTGCAATCAACAAGATACGCGCATTTCTGAACATCTTTCAAAAGCTCTTTGAGCCGGACACCCCGAATTTCTTTAATCTTTTCGTCCCAATTCTTCTTGATATGGCTCAATTCCTTAATCTGAGCTTCGAGCCGATTGTTCTCATTTTGGAGGTTTTCAACCTGAAATTGCAGTTCTTCAAAGGTGCTGCGCCTCCATTTTTCACAAAATTGTTGGAACGCTTCGTAAGTTTCAGGATTACAGAAAGTCGGGAACTCTTCATCCGAATAATATTCGCTCATTGCTTTTCCTCCTTCGGCGGTTCGGGCAGCGGCATCCAGTGAGTGACTTCGCAGTCTACCGGGCAGTTATACACATCGTCCGGGGTAAATTGTCTATTCTCCCACCAGCCTTTCGGCACGAAATAATCATCATTTTCTTCGCTATAAGTGCCGTACTCTTCTATGTCGCACCAGTTCCATTTGCTATCCTGCGTCAGCATCGTTCCGTCCTCATAGATAGCCGGGCAAACAAACCGGAAACCACCCCGGTTACAGTAGATAAGGACTTCCTGCTCGTTCTTCGGCGGCCCGTCTTTAACGCTGCTCCACTCGTCGGGCTTCTTCGCGTCCCTCTCCGCCGCCAGTCTTTCCAACATGTCGGCGTTTTTCCGCTTTACGTAGTCGTCGTAGTTGTTATTTGATTCCATGATATGCACGCAAGAGCAACGCTCGCACGCCGAACCCGCGCAAATCCTCAGCGCGGTCACCAGTTCCTTGGCATTCAGCTTCGGCTTTTGCGTTGCATCTGCATACTTGCACACCTCCGGGTGTTCGCTTGTCGGGCATGTGTCGCCGCGATATGGACACTCGCCATTTACGCAGATACCTTCAAAATCGGCGTACCATTTACATTTCATTTCCCGTGCCTCCACTCTCTCCCTCGGTTGATCTCCATCTTCTCCCGCACCGCCTTGTCCATAAGTGCCTCCCGGCTGATGTAATCACTCATTTCAGTTCCTCCACATAGCACCAACTCTGGGGTGGGCGTTTAATTCTCCGGCCATCACATTCCATTTTGGTGTAGTTGTAATAAGGGCATTCCCCACAACACACATTAATTTTGCATAGCCCCTTGACTGCGCTCAGCGGTATCGGCGTATCGTAGATTTCCAACTTGGAAATGTGCCAGCCGTACAGTGTTGCACCTTTTCCGTAGTCCCACAAAGCGTCGTATGCAAGCCTAGTCTGCGCCACAAAGTCATCGTCCACATCGTAGATTCCATACGGTTCTGTTGCCGCCTTGATGGTTTCAACTCGGTCACATACAAATTCCCCGGCAACATGCCCGTTGAAAACGTCCCAGGTTCTATCTGCTTCTGCTCTGCCATACCCCAAAAGACGGGTAAACTCCGTAAACCAATCACCCCGGAAAACATCACCCCACACAAGGAATGGCCTTGTGTTTGTGCAGTATATATAGCACTTGAAAGGCGTGTTCAAATATGGCTTTGTCTTGCGAACCTCGACGGTCTTTATCTCGTTGGCAATCTTCTCCACCCACTCAGGGCGGATGCTGATAAGTACCGCTTTGGCCATGTTCTTTCCCTCCCATCAAAACGGCAGTTCTTCGTCGTCCACCTGCGTATATCCGCCAAAATCGTTGTGCGGTTGCGGCGCATAGGCCGTCCCGCTGTCTTTGCTCGCCGCCGTCGTATATGCCCCCGGCGCGCTCTGTGCGCTGCTCTGCTGATTCTGCGTCGTCAGGAACTCTACCTCGTCGGCGACGATATCCCATGCCGTCCGCTTGCTCCCGTCCTTCACCGCGTACTGCCTCGTCTGGATGCTGCCCATCACGGCCACTTTGCGCCCCTTGGCAAGATACTTGCCGCACAGCTCGGCCAACTGCCGCCACGCGATGACGTTCAGAAAATCCGTTTCCTGCTGACCGGTCTGTGCATTGCGAAAACGGCGGTTCACTGCAATCGTGAAGTTGCAAACTGACACGCCGCTCTGCGTGGATCGCATTTCCGGGTCGCGTACCAGATTGCCGATCAGAAAAACCTTGTTCACGCTTTTCCCTCCAAATATTTTTTTATATATTCCGCAGCTTCGCACCATCCCCGGCACACTGCTGCGCAATAGCCTTGTTTTTGCAAGTCATGCAGCCATAGCTTTTGGCAATCGCTGACCGTTCCGCCCTTTGTGCGCTTCATCTCGATAAAAAGCCCGTGAAACTCTCCGCGCGGGACGGGTAGGAAGATATCAGGCACTCCGCTTTTCAGCCCTTCAGCTTTCATTCTGCCGCCCGTCATCCAACTTCGTTTCCCCTCGTTGGGGATATGGAACATCAGCGCAAGCTCTGGGTATTTCCCGCTCTGCATCTCCGCCCAACGGAAAAGGGTCTTCTGCTCTTCGGATTCAGTTGGTACTTGCTTTTTCACGCTTAACCTCCTTGCATTTCCGTGAATCGCATCGTTGCGCCGTCAAAATACAGCGTAATTCTTCCGCATCGACCGCCCCGATTTTTGTCCAGAAACAGCTTCCTTTCCGGGTCGTCCTTGTCGTTCGGCGCATGCAGCAGAAGTACCGCGTCCGCGTCCTGCTCGATGCTGCCGGATTCGCGGAGGTCTGACAGTTTCGGCTCGTCGTTCCGCTCGCTCGCGCGGTTGAGCTGTGAAGCGGTCAAAACCGGGATTTTTAGCTCCATCGCAAGCGCCTTTAGCCCTCTTGTGACAACTCCGACTGCTTCCGCGCGGTTGTTTGTCTTCTGTCCTGCATCAAGCAGCTGCAAGTAATCAGCCACGATCAAATCAAGCCCGCCATGTGCTCGCGTCCTCAGCGCCATTCGGCGGATATCCTGCACAGTTCGCGCCCGTTCGCTGATGCAGAACCTCTCTGACGGGATTTCTGCAAAGCTGTCAGCGACTTTGATGATCTCGTCTTCCGTCAGGTTGTGGCGTTCGATTTTGTCCACTGAGACGCCGCTTTTCTGCGCCACAACACGCCCGACGACCTCGTCCGCGCCCATCTCGCAAGATACCAACAGGATTCTTCTGCCTGCGTCCAGCGCTCGAACGGCCATATGTAGCAGGAGCGCAGACTTGCCGACGGAAGGCCGTGCGCCGACAACAATCAGCTTCCCTCCCGCAATCAGCAAGGATTGATCGAGCTTCGGAAATCCTGTCTTTGCAACTGGTTCAACCGCTCCGCTCGTGAGCCGTGTATAAAAGCCGCAAAGCGCGTCTGTGCCGCTGATAATGTCTCCGTCGTCTGTTTGTCCGCCCAACTCGTTTAGACGCACCACCGCGCCGTTGAGCAGCTCCGACGTGGATATCTCGCCATCGTTCGCGCTCTTGACTGTATCCAGACACGTCTTGATAAGCGCTTTCCGCATTGCCGCTTCCCGGATATTCCGTGCCTGCTGTTCGGCAAGCGCCGTTGTGACGGTTTCCGTGGCGACAACGATAGCCTGTTCAAGGTCGTCGTCAGAAATCACGCCTTCAAGCGTCGGGATATCACATGGACGACCTTGCCTCTCAAGCGCAAGCGCGGCCTCAAAAATTCGGCGGCAGAACGGGATTGTGAACCATTCGGCTTTAAGCCCGGAATCGCTTGCCTTTGTGTCGCCCTTGATGATTGCGCCGCAGAATTCGCGCTCAGAGATCTCTTTCGTGAGACTTTGGTACGGATCGTCCATAGCTCATCCCTCCCACGCTGTCAGGCGGTTTGTCCGCCCATGTGTATCCTCGCTCTTTCTCCTTGCGAAGAATGCCCTCGACATACCGCCAACATCGGCTTTTTTCCGTCGCCCCTTGGGTTCTGCTTATGGCTTTCAGCAGATTTTCAGCTCCGTATTCAGCCCTGAGTCTGTCCATCGCGTCAAAGTCGCCCGAAGCACTGGCGGGTAAACCCATGCGCTTTGCAGCAGCCTCCACGTCTGCCTGTTCTTCCCGCATTCGTCGCAGTTCGTCGTCCGTCACGTCGTCGTAGGGGTTTGGGGTTACGTAACCACCACCAATATTCTTTTCTTGTTCTTTTACTTGTTCTTGTTCTTGTATATATGCGTTTTGCTTGACGTTGCTTTCGTCTGCTTCCGGTTGCTTGGCTTTGCTTGGCTTTGCTTGGCTTTGCTTCAATGTGCTTGCGTTTGCTTCCGTCTGCTTGACGTTGCTTTCGTCTGCTTCCGGTTGCTTGGCACTTCCGCCTTTCTTCCCACTTGCTTTCTTTGCTTCCAAGGATTCAGCGCACTGGTCGATTTTGAATTGAAGCGTGTCCCAGACATACCATTCCGGCGCGTTCTCACCAAACGTCGGCAACTCGCCACGGTAGGTATAGGCCATCATGGCCATAAAAAGCCGTCCGCGCTGTGCGTCATCATATCGTTTGAGAAGGACTTCGATGTCCGGGAAAACCTTCAGGTAATCTAGCATTCTTTTTCCCCTTTCTACTTAAAGTAAATGGCGGCAAGCCCCGGAATCGAACCGGGCGGCGCGGGCAAGGTGCTTCGCGTTAATTTTGTGTGAGGAGGGAAGGAAAGGAAGAAGCCTTGACGAATAGGGAGGGTGTTGCACCCGCGCGATGCCTTCCATGCTTGCCATAAGTGCCGCCGTTTTGCCCCGGCGGCTAGGCTGTCTGTGAAACGTCTTTTATTTGCCGTCTTTCCGGCTGCCAGAAAAAATGGTGTGCGGTCTTTCCCGCCGTCAGAATGTGAAAAAACAGTTTTGTCTTTCCGCCGTCTCTCCGGCTGTCAATTTTGTTGATCGTCTTTCCGATCTGCCGATGCTAAAGGACACGTTCTTCGTCTTTCCGAAGCGCCAGAAATGAAATGTGCGGTGCCCGTCTTTCCGAGCAGCCAGTATGATCATAATTTACCCTTGCTCCGCCATCCTCCCTTCTGTTAGAGCTTTCACCGTTTCAAGCAGTTCCTTCGTGCTTGACTTTACCAAACTTCTTCTGCTCGGCGCGCGGCGGTATCGACCCGCCCCTCCTTCTCAACGCTGCTTGCCGCCTTGAAGCTGCTCTCCTGAGCTGCGCACCATGCGCAAGGGTTTAGCCCTTGCGGTTTTTTATTGTTCCTTGTCTTCGGGTGCGTTCTCCGGCGCGTCATGCGCCGCTCCAGTGTCCGTTACGTCTACGATGCCATCAGGTAGCGGGGATTCATCATCAACCAGCCCTGTGCTTATATCGTGCGCCGCTTTCAGCGCGGCGGGCGATGCGCTCTTGTAGTCGATGGACATAACGCCCCAGCGTCCGAGCAAGCGGCGCATGACGGTTTTCCGCGCCATAGCGTCCCAGTCGTCGCGCCAGCCTTTGCCCTGAGTCTTTCCCTTGCGGTTTTTTGCCTCGTGGGCTTCAATCTGCTGAACGCTCATGTACACCGTCTTCTCCGTGCCATTTACAAGGCGATAGTAGCCGACATAGCCGATAATCGGCAGCTTCTCGCGCTCCGTCTCGTCCTGTTCCCAGCGGAACTCAAAGTCTTCGGTCAATCTGTCGCAAGAGATCAGCTCTCCTTCGCGCACATCCATGACGTTCAGCCGCTTGTATGCCCCGGTTCTGAGCGCAAGCTGAATCATGCCCTTGTAACCGAGGATAAACTGCGCTTCCGGAATTTTAATCCAGCTTCCGTCATCCGCTTTTTTGCTGTTGTTGAACGGCACAATGTAGGCGAAACCGAGCGCGTTATCAACCGGAAGGTCATAACTTGCGGCCTTGAGCGCCGCCTGAATGACCGTCTGCGGGGCTTGGCGAACCGCTGCCGTCAGATTTGCGTCCGCATTGCAAAGCGTGATGACCGCCGAGATAAATTGCGGCGCCCGATCGCCCAGTAGATCGTTCAGGCGTTTTTTGTAGCCCTCCGAATCGAACATGCCGTTCAGAATTTGGTTGACGGTTCGCGCTGCAACGGGTGCGGTTGTGGCCGCCGCGACGGGTGCGCGGCTGGCGGTTGCGTTTGTGATAATCCCCGCTGTGTTCCTTGCTTGCCTTTCCATTTTTATGCCTCCTTGACCATGAATCGGCGCGTAGGTGCGCCAATCTTGATGTATCTGTCAACGATTTCGGGGTGCTCTTCCGTGAGCCGCTTGGTGTCGATGGTCTTTCGTGGGCTGCTGTTTTTCCAGCTTACGATGTAGTTCGCGCTTTCTCCGCGCTCAGATTCGCCCATACACTCCTTGATGCGCTGCTCATACAGAGCTTTATCTCCCTCAAGCTCTTTGATTTTGCTCGTCAGCGTCATGTACTGACTAATTGCGTCGTCGCAGTCAAGCGTGATGGTCGAGCCGTCAGATACGGGATAGCGCTTGGTCAGGATTTCATCCGCCGCCTTGCTTCCGTCAACGGGCGGGCATTTGCCCTGCAATACGTACTCGTGCCAGAAGTAGTCCTCGGCGGAGATGAGTGCCTTGATCTGGTCTTCGTTCTCCTTGCGCTTGAAGCTGTATGTATACATTCCACGACCGATGACCAGCACCACAAGCTTCCACTCATCCCAGCCTGTGACCGCAAGGTAGTGCATGCACTGTGCGTAGTACCAGGGATTGACGTCTCCGCCTGCGAAATCGGTCTTTGTAAAAGAGGATGTCGTCTTGATCTCAACGCCGATCCGCTTGCCCTTTACGCGGCGGTCGATGTTTGCCAGCATAAACGGGTGTTCGATGCTCCGCATCATCTGATTGCATCTGACGATGTTCAGGCCGCTCTCTTCAGCGTATCGCCTCGCTACATGGTCTTCCAGCACGTTGCCGAGCCAGATTGCTTCGCTCTCGCTTTCTTCTTGCGGCTCGTCCGCGCTGGTCTTATCCGCCCAAACCGTGAGCGGCGATGAGAACGGGTTCAAGCCGATGATCGCGGCTGCATCGCTTCCACCGATGCCGGCTTTTCGAGCCGCAAGCCATTCTGCGCGGCTCATGTTGCGCGTGTCCTTGTACACGGTGTAGATTTCGCTCATCTTTAAATCGCCTCCGCAAATGTCCATCCGGTGCCGAGCAGCTCAAGCCACTCTGTCGTGCTGATGCTGTCGGCGCAATCCTCGCACAAAACCTTGCTGCCGATCTCCGCAATCTTGTCGCCCTCATAGATCGCCGCCTTGCATCTGCTGCACTGACATACAGGGACATCAGGTTCAGCGTTCGGGCAACCGCTCAGGCACGGGAAGTTGTGGCAGATATCACACATCCTTCTTTCCCTCCTTGTCCTTGTCCATTTCCGCGAGGATGCAGCACACCAGCAGCAGCGCCGCACCGACCACGCCAACCGCCAGCGTATACGCCAGCACCATGCCCAGCCCTTCAAGCAGCCGGGCGAAAAAACCGATGAACTGCGCTTTAAGCATTGATATTTCATCCTTTCCGTGCTATAATAGATATGGTTTAAATTTTCCATTGGCTTCCGCTCGTGTTGCTGCACGGGCGGCTCTTTTTTTACCTTGCGATTCTCAGGCGTGGGAGTGCCACGCCGTCAAACCCGGCCTGATACTCAAGCCCTTCGGCCTGCATCAGCTCGTAGAGCCTGCGCTCTTCGCGCTTGGTCAGCGTTTCCGGGTGGTTGATCCGGTTGTACAGCGTCTTTGTCGAGACGCCGAGGTTCAGCGCCAGCTCGGCCTTGCTCATGCCGGACACGCCGCAGAGCTGACCAACCTGCCGCCGGAAGAGATCGTCTTCCGCGCTCCAATTCCGCTGGCGCTTTTTCATCATGGTCAAACCTCCTTGTCAGAGTATAATGTTTCCCATCTAAACCCTAGTTTCTTGCCAATTACTTTTGCGTGCTTGATCTTCAAGCCAACATCGCCAGAAATAATTCGGCTGACGGCGGATTCGGTTAGTCCCAGCATTTGCGCCAAATCCTTTTGAGACAAGCTGTACTTGTCAAGGACTTGCTTCAAACTCAAGCTCATGCCTCCTTTTCTTTAACTTTGCTCAAGTATAGCACATTCTTGAGTTTCTTTCAAGCGTTTTGTCAAAATTTCTTGAGTTTTTTTCAAGTCTGTTTACTTGAAAAATTTTCAAGCGTATAATATAGAAAAAAGGAGTTGACGCAGTTGGAAAACAACATAAGAAAACTTCGGAAATCGCGTGATCTGACCATGAAGCAGTTCGGTGAAATGATGGGCGTTTCAGAATCCGCGATCAGTCTTTACGAAAATAACAAGGCGCAACCCGATATCAACATGATGTATAAAATGGCCGACTACTTTGACGTTTCCATTGATTTTTTGCTTGGCCGGAAGACGGACGAATCGAAGGAAAAGAAAACGGACGATAAACTCGTAGCCGACATTTTAAGTCTGACAGAAGAAGAAAAAACGCTTGTCGAGGGGTATGTGAGCGGGATAAAGGCAAGAAGAAAAAAATAAGCTCGCCTTTCGGCGAGCCGTCCCCCTTTTTAATCGGGCTTTTTGTGGAACGTTGATCGTATCCATTCGAGAAGTTCCTTTTTCTCTTCCTCGGTCAAGTCTGCAATCATCTCACGGATTTCTTTTTCAGTCATTTTGATTCACCTCGTAGATTTTAGTCGCTCACTGAGCGCCACTTGGTGGTTCAACTCGGCTTGCTGCTTACCCTCTCCGGCGGTGGCATCTCAAACGGATTTCGCGGTTGAGATGCTAATACAATAATAACAATTATCATCGACACTCCCTCCATTGCTTACATTATATTCATGTCAGAGAGCAAAAAGAATATGAAAAGAGGTTAAGAGGATGAAAAGAATCGTTGTTCTGTTTCTTCTGGCGTTTGCTCTTCTTCCCGTGCACGTGACGGCTGAGAACGAGATCGACCCGAAGGACTGCATCCCGTTCCCGGCTGACTGTAAAAAAGCGGATGTCGCCATGGCTGCCCTGTATGCCGTTGATGTCCCCAACCCCCAAAATTACGAATGGAGTTCAAACGCGGAAGATTTGCATTTCACGGAAGACGGAGTTTTTTCGCTCTTGGGTGAAAAAGGTACATTAACAGGCGTTCCAAAGGACGGAAGAGGAAAAACGATTAAAATTTCCGTGTCAGCCCCCATACCCTTTTTCAGCTCGAAGAATATCGTTGTCGATTCGCCGGAAGGTGAAGAATTGCTAGTCCAAACCGGCGGCGGATTTATCACGGTAGGCACAAGCGGCGACGACTGCTTCACCAGCGAAGAGATTGAGGGAAGAAAATACGGTTTTGCTGATGCGTACCGAATCATGCCCAAAAAAGAAGGCAAGGGTGCAATCATCTACACGATAAACATGAGCAAACAATACAAGATCAACATCACGGTCAAAAAGTCCGCGCTCATGTCCGAAGAGGAACGCCAAGCCCTGATAGAAAAGGCCGGAGAGAACGCAAAAATCGTCATTGCGGAAAAGAACGTGAATGTTCGCGCGGACGCATCGTCTGACGCTGAGAAGGTCGGAAGCATCAAAGCCGGTGATGAAGTGATCGTCACTCAGCCGTATTATACGGAGAAGTGGCACCAGATTCTCTATGACGGCGAGCTGTGCTATGCGTCGGCAAGCTATCTTGTAATCAAATAAGCGAATATAGGCAGAACGAAAGAAGGGGCTAAGAATTGGCTAGAGACGGAAAACCGGGGTGCTTGTCCCGCATTTTCAAAGCATTTTCCTATTGCTGCGTGGCAATCGTCATTTTGGCGTTCATCGGCTCGGTAAACAAGCACAGCAGCGAAGACACAGCAGCGCAGGATGAACCGAATGTGCGAGTTGAGCAGACGACCAGCGCAGAAAAAAACCAAGCGCCGACGAAAACGCCAAAGCCTACGAAAACGCCGAAGCCCACAAACACACCAAAGCCAACAAATACGCCGAAGCCGACGGCAACGCCTGAGCCTGATACCTTGCAAGGCTGGGCTGAATCCTTCGCGGAGCGTGTGTTCTTCCCCATTGACAGCGGCATTTCGACGCTGATATCCGTGACGTGCGAACAGGTTGACGGAGAAACCGCGCCGATGGTTACGGTGAACGTCGAATTTCCAGACGGAACGAAGAATGATTCCCGCGTAAGCGCGTTTCTTTCCAGAGCGGCAAAAATGAACCGATATATGTCGGAAGCGGCGAAGGAAGGAAAGATCGAATACGGCTCTTTGCTTGTCATCGGATGGACGACATATATAGATAAGTACGGAAATGAGAGCGACGGTCACGCTGTCGATATTCGCGTCAAGGCCAGCGAGGCCGCAAAGGTGAATTGGGAGAATTTTTCTTCCGATATGCTACCAGGGATCGCCGTTTCCTTCGGTATCAATCCGATCATTCGGGACGGTCTGTCGCTCGAATATTATGCAAAAATCCGCAAGTAATCGCTTGAAATGAAAACAAGCGATGTTTTGTCGACGTCGACAAAACATCAGGTCGCGCTGAGCGACAAAAAAGGCGCGTCCTGATGGGCGCGTCTTTTCGTTTTAGCCTTTCGTGGGGCAATATGGTACCGGTGGGTGCGTGAATGCGATGCCGTAATCCTCAAGAGACAACGAATTGCCGAAACAATTCTCTGCCTTAAAGCATTCGATCGCTCTGTTAAAAGCCATCTTCTTTTGCTCGTGCGTAAGTTCTTCCGGGAGCCCCTTCAAGCAAGCTCGCAGATTCTCCACGATTGCAAGCACGATTGTGTTTTCATCCGCGTGCATTTCGTTCTCCTCAAGCATGGCCTCCGGGAGACGCAACGCAAACATTCGATTCACATCTTTCATGTGTTCACCGCCTTTCTGCTTTTTAGTATATTCAACCATCTGCCGAATATACTATCAAATAATTATCAAAAGGGGGATTTTTATGGCAAAGGCAAAGAAACTTCCGTCCGGCAACTGGCGAACACAGGTTTACCTCGGCAGGGATGCAGCAGGAAAGCCAATCGTTGAATCCTTTACCGCATCGACCGCCCGTGAATCTGAACGCCTTGCCGCCGTCGCTGCTGCCGATCACAAGCGGAAGAAGAAGCAAACGCTGACACTCGGTCAGGCAATGGACGAGTTTATAGATACTTGCCGGGTGCAAGGCTATTCGCCGTCTACGATTCCGGCGTATGTCTCGATACGGGAAAACAGCTTTCCGATGCTTGTCTCTTTACGCCTGGATCAAATTACAGAGCGGGATATCCAAAAAGCGATTGACGCAAGAGCTAAAGATCATGCCGTGAAAACGGTTCGGAATGAGTTTTACTTTCTGCGCTCTGTTTTTGGCAAATATGCGCCTGATTTGAATTTGTCCGGGATTGTCATAGCCAAAAGGAAGAAGTCAAAGAAGCAGCTTTTTTCCGAAGGCTGGGCGCGAGACGTGCTGACCTATGCTAAAGAGCATTGGGAAACAGATTTCTACCTTTATTGTTGCTTCATTGTGAGCGCGGGCTTGCGCCCTTCTGAGGCGTATGCTTTGACGTGGGGCGATCTGTCCGCTGAACCTGTTTCCGCAATCAGCAGAGACGGGAAAGCGTACAAGATGGGGCTTTTAAGCATCGACAAGGCCACAGTGCGCGATGAATCCCGCTCATACGTCAGAAAAAACGTCACAAAGACAGATGCGGGAGAACGCGCGCTTCGTCTCGACTGGTCTTTTTTTCAAAATTTGTACGACTGCAAGCCACGAGGCGCTGACCATGCCCAAATACTGACGCTAAAGCCGAACCTCGTTGACTACCGCTGGAAAAAATGCAGGGCGGCGCTTGGGCTTCCCGAAAAGATGCGCTTTTACGATCTGCGCCACTTCTTCGCAACGTCCGTCGCCTACTCCGGCGCGTCCGAGGAAGAGCTTGCCCGCGTCATGGGTCATTCAACTTCCGCTTTCTCGCATCAGGTGTACGTTGAGCTTTTCCGTGAGCGGCAAGAATCCGTAAACGCCGAGCTGGCCGCAGGGACGGCGGCACTCTACGAATCCATCAAAAAGCCCGTGTGAAATTCCGTGTGAAATGATTTTGCAAAAGTTCACACGAAACGGGAAAGGCGATACACGAAACGAGTAATAATTTACACTGAATAAAATAGACGACAAAAGAAAAAATCCAGAAACCTTTGTGGCCTCTGGATTTCCTGTTTGGTGCGGTAGATGGGACTTGAACCCATTTGTTCCAGTTGTATTTACTAGCTTTTTTGTTCTTCGTGTGAAATTTCGTGTGAAATCGCGCCAAAAACAGCTAGTTTCGATATGCTTTCAGCTTTCGGATCGCCGCCGCGTATGCCTTCGGCGCGACGATCTGCAAGCCCTGAATCGTGTCTTCCAGCGCATCGACAAGCTCGGCAGACGACAAGCCTGCACACGCAGCGCGGAACTCGCTTTCCGGCTCCGCCGCCATCGAGTACGCCGAAACGGGCGCTTCCTTCACATCCTGCACAGATTCGCTTGCCATGTGTGCCCGAAGACCGTACAGCACCGCCAGACGTTCAGCGTCTTTCACGCTCGTCCCTTCGCGCTTGATCTTGGTGATGGTTTCGTCGATCTCTTTCAGGTCGATCAATGCCGCTCACCGCCCGTCAGGCGTTGCGCAGCTCGTCCATCGCGCGGCGGATGATTTCGCGCTGTTCGCCGGTCGCGTCGCGCATGATTTCTTCCATCTTGCGCATCATGCTTTCGCGTCCATCGTCGCGGCTGTAATGCCCGCGCACATAATGTTCGCCGCTTCGGTCGTTGCGCCCGTAGCTTCCGCGCACGTCAGCGCGCCACTCCGCGCTGTTGCTGTACCCTTCGTCCTCAAGGATTTCGATTTTGTCGATATTTTTAATGGTGTCGGTCAGCTTGTGAACGGTTTCGAGGTCACCGGGGTTCATGTCGCGCTTGGCGGCGATTTTGTCCAGCTCATCGCAAAGCATATCGCGCAAGTCGCGCATCGCTTTCATGCTCATTTTTTGCTCCTTTCTCACGCCTGCCGCGTGACGATCAGGTTTGCGTTGGCAACGTCAATCGCTTGCGCACTGATGTTTTTCAGCGCGGCGGTTACGCAGCATCCACGCGGCACATCGACAAACGCAGAGACGGAAACATTAAAATAGTTCTCGACCGCCGCAGGGGTGACGATAGCGACGGCGCTATTCAGCGTCTCGCCGTTTATCGTCAGCGCAACGGAGATCGCTTCAACCGTTCCGCCAGTCGGAATGGCAATGTTCCCGGCGAAGTCCACAAAGTACCGTGCTCGGCACTGGTTTGTCATGCCGCGAAGGGTTACGATTCCCGCGCCCTCTCGATGGACGATGCACGGAGAGCCGCAAATCGGCGTTTCGGTCAGCGGTAAATTCTGGCCAGCCGCGACAAGCGCCGTGCTGGCGTTGGTATACTCAGCCATAAATTTCTCCTTTCATAAGAAACGGCGGGACACATTCGCCCCGCCGTCGTTGCAGAATCAGCTCAGGGCTGAACAGCTCGGTCACGCCGAGCAGTTGCATCTCTTATGCGATTTTAGCAGCCACAACCGGCGTTAGCAGCGCAGCCGTAACCGTAACCGCCCGTGTAGGGGTTCGGCACCTGATACGCAGGGACGGCGACAGGCTGACGCAGCGCGTTGATGATCTGCGCAGTCTGCGCTCCCATCTCCGTGGTCAGCAGCGCCGACTGACGCTCCTGCGACGCGGCGCGGCGAAGATCGGTGTTTTCCGCCTGCAACGTCGCGATCTTGTCCTGCGTCAGGAAGTCGAGAATCGCGCGGCTGTTGGCGTTCTGGTTGTCGATCACGTCGCGGGTGTTGCTGTTAAGCGTGTTCTGGATGGCGCAGAAGCCCTGCTGCATCTGGTTGCGCGTGTCGCAAGCCTGAGTAGCAAGGTTATAATTCACGCCCTGAATCGCTTCGCGCGTCTCGCAGCAGCAGTTCGCTTGCTGCATCTGCATCGTAAAGAGCTGCTGCATGAGCGCCGCCTGCTGGTTGGCGCGGGAAAGCTCCGCCGCGCTGAAACCGCTGTTGACGGCGTTGGTGATGGCGTAGGTGCTGTCACAAAGCCCGTTCTGGATGGCGCGGATGCCGTTGTCAATGCCGTTGATGGCAAAGCCTTCGTTGATGTCCGCGCGGGTCGCGTAGCCTTGGAAGCCCGGAGAATTAGCGCCACTGTTGCCGAAGCCGCCGCCCCAGCCCATGCCGCCCCAGCCGCAGAACATGAAGAGGAACAGAACGATGATCCACCATGCGCCGTTCCCGTCTCCAAACATGCCGCCGTTGTTGCGATTTCCGCCCGTTACCGCCGCGATATCGGCAGGGGTCATTTCAGAGGTTGTCAAAGACATTTTCACACGTCCTTTCGTTTTTTATCGCTAACCGTGCGCACGGATTTAGCCGTTAGAGACCTTCAAAAAGGCTTTGGAATTGGCGCGCGATGCCGTAGAGCTGGTTAAACTGCTGCTGCGTCATCTTGCCGCTGTTGAGCAGGCGCTGAACCTCTTGCTGCGGATCGCCGTTAAATCCGGCCTTGAACCGCTTGAACTCCTGCGCCATCTGCTGAAACTGTCCCATCTGTCCGGGCAGATTCCCAGACATGCCTTGCATCGCATTAAACAGCGGGTTGCTCATCGACTGCATCCTCCTTTTTTCTGCTCGGCTTTTTTGCCAGCGCATCAACCCGCGCCACAAGCGCGTTGAAGTCGTCGCGGGTCACATAATCGGCTGATTGTACGGGAGGCTCGGCCTGTCTCGGCGCTGTCCTCTCGGTGTAGTCAAAGATTCGCATTGACGGCATACCGCTTGCGTCCGCAGATTTGAGATAAAACGTCAAAGATTCGCTATCCATCAGCAGAACACCGCTTCCGGGGCTGACCGGGTAGCTTTTCGCCGCTGCTTCGCCCTGAACCCAGATGATTCCGCCGCTATTTTGAGCTGGCGCTTGCTGCGCTGGCTGCTGCGGCATATACGGCTGTGATCTGAGCTGTGCGAGTTGATCTTGCATAGGTGGGTAATAACCGCCGTATGGCTGCTGCCAGCCTTGCATCGGATAGGCCATAAATCATCCCTCCCAGTAGTAAAGGGGCGTTTCGCCGCCGCTGTCCCATGTGTCATACCAATCACCGTTCACGACCGCGAGAACGTGTCCATTTGTCGCCAAAACGTAAACGCCACGCGGAAAGTCTCGGCAGAAGTCCGAAACCGTGTAGCAGTCCGGGCACGTCTCCGGGATGCTGTGACGCTTGAAGCCTTTGCGCCGAAGATACGCGCCCCAGACGTGATTTGCGTTTGGCATGTCTCCAGCGCAGAAACCGTCAAGGCAAAGCGCGACGAATACGCTTTCCCATGTTTGACCTGTGGCCTTGCTTACGGCTCTAATCGCGCAGTCGCCGACACGAGAATGAAAAGGGTTTGGATTGAATGGAACAAACACGCTCTCACCTGCTTCTGCCCTCATTTTCCCACAAAAAAAAGACGCGCACCTGTCAGATACGCGTCATGTTTATATCTAGTATAACGAATATTAAATAATTGCTATATTAAATTGATACTGCTTCCTCTTC